GGCGCTCTTTTTCCACCTCTTCATGGATTTTAGCTCCAAACTCTTCGGCTTTGGCCTTGTATTCCTCTATGGCATCTATGATAGCTTTTTCACGTTTGGCGAACTCAGCGTCAAACGCACGGTCTGCATTTGCGATTTCTTTTTTCAAACGTTCATCAAAAATCTGATTCAAATTTCGAGTTTCATTCAAAACGGCATCGTTTACAATCCCACTGATTGCATTCGCCAGACTAGACTGAAATGTCCCAAAACCAATTGATTTCAGACGTTTAGCCATTGGAGAGTAAGTATATTTCGTAATTTTCTTACGAACATCAAAATCGTACTCTTCGTGATAGATACTGACCACATCGAACATCCGAACTGCAACATCGCTCTGACCGACAACCGATATTTCAAGGTTATCTTCTAGCATGTCACACATGCTTGCCCGAAAATACTGCTTACCGTATTCAATCAAGCTATCTCTGTCTTTGACGTTCTGATCATTGACTTCAACAACTGCTTCATAGATTTGGCTGTATTTTCCAAGTAATGGGCTATCAATCACTACCACATAATCAACGTCAGGCGCCTTTTCTCCCTCACCTTTAACAGTTGTTTTAAAGGTTATCCGAGTTTTTAAAGACTTGGTTGAGGTCTTATGTTGGTAGCTAGACAGGTTCTTTTTGTACATAAAAAGCGATTCGTTTTCCGAACCGCCATTTTTTAGTAATCGTACTTGATACCCATGTCTGACTAAATCACCACCCCACTGACCAAGAATAGAATGTTTATCCTTGGTCAATGCTTCCATAGCGTTCTTAGTATCAGTGTTGAAGGTGTGTCTATCTTCAATGTCAGAGAAAAATGAGAATGGATTGTCACGAGTAATGCTTCCAGCAAATTGACTTAAAGCAGTCGAACCAGTCACTCTATCCAAAGAGATAGAATTGACCACATAGTTATTCAAGAGAGTGAATACTTGGTTAGCATAGACCTGAATATAGCCATGCTTCTTCTCAACCTCAAAAATATAAAAATCTTGCTCGCCATGTAGGTCGTCTGCAGTCAAAAAAGTTTCCTCTTTTAGAAATTCCCACTTGGGGTCTGATGTAGGAAATCGAAACGTTAATTGATAAGTATTGTTCCGTTCTTGGACGATTTCGTCATTGTAAGCCTCGTTTAAAGGCGTATTGCCGTCTGTAAGATAAATCATAAGATATACCTCCAATTCGGGCGAACTGTGACCTTATGAACTGCACCAGTAAAGACCAGACCGTTATTACCAACTGCCAATTCAAAAAAGCCTCCACGCTTACGTAGAGTGTTTTGAACCGCGCCTTCTGCATTGTAGATATTCTGCTTCTTATGCCTACAATCAATGGTCACTTTTTGTCTAATGGTCAAGTGCATGGTTGTCCGTCCGATAGTCAAAGAAATATCTCCATCTCCCTCAATTTCAATCACAGGCTCACTATAGACAGAGCCTGGATTGTTGATATTGCTACTTGCAGTGAAGACCAAAGGGACAACATCTTTCTGATAGCGGAAAGGTTGCATACTCAACTTAATTTCTAATTTCCATACATGCATACCTTGTGGCATGTATTTTGCACTGACAAAATCAGCATAAAACAAAGAGCCTAGTTGGTAGCTAAACTCTAGCGTATTATCATTTGGTTGAAATCTCTCAACGATTTTAGACGGATCTACCGTCCTTGGAAGGTAAAATACAAAAGTCCTCTCGTAACTTTCATAAGCACCGTCCAAGACGCGGTAATCCCCGTTGACCCCAAAAAGGGTAGCTGTTTCTGAAACTTTAGGTTTAGCAGCCTCCACCTCGCCAAAATCAGTCACCACACAGTTAGGAATGGTTGAAGTGTTGAAACCATTGATAATCATGTATTCCATTAAATTCCCTCCCTAGCATAAATTGCACCTTGGCGCTGGTAGACGCTCATTGAAATTTTATCAGCGTCCAGATAAGTATCTGACGGCTTTTCAAGGATAGCAGTAAGGATTCTCTCCATACTCGCTCTCAGATTCGCTATCTCAGACACGGTTTTACTCTCATGGGCCTCAAATTGGGTTGACGGCATAGCCAATTGTGCCTCAAAGGTTTTAGTAAGGGATACAGAGGAATTCAAATCAAGGTTGCCTTCTGAAAATACATCTGAAATTTCATCACCCATTCCTCCGACCGTTTGTTTTACATCCTTAAATTGGTCTTGTAATCCTTGATTTAACCCGTCCATGATAGCATTACCGGCTGGAATTAATAACTTTCTATCGTACTCGATTGGCCCTTTGTGGTCTCGAATCCAGTTTGCAATGCTTCCTACGAAGTTTGTTACAGCGCTCCAGGCTGATTTTAACCCACCGAGGAAGCCTTCCATGATAGCTTTCCCAGCTCCTACTAAGTCGATGTGCCATAATCCGTCGAAGATTCCAGTAATTCCAGAAACTAAGCTATCAACAGCCTTAGACATAGCGTCCCAAGCGGCTTGCGCTCCAGAAACTAATCCGTCGATGATTCCTTGAACTCCAGAAACTAATCCATTCCAACCTGCAATAGCTGCACCAGAAATAGCGTCCCATAGTCCGCTCAAGAATTCGGCCATTCCATTAAATGTGGCTTGGACACCTCCTACAATTGCGTCGACTGCCCCTGAGAACACCGATTTAATACCTTCCCACATCATTGATATTCCATTCGAAATTCCATCCCAAATAGCACCTAAATCCGTTCCTAATTGCCCGAAATTAAGTGTTACTAAATCAATGATAATTAGGATTGCTCCCAGGAATACTGATTTGATAACTTCCCATACTCCAGTTAAGTATGTAACATATCCATCAAATATTTGAGAGATTCCTGAACTCATTCCGTTCCATAGACCCATGAATGCGTCGATAAATGGTTGAACAACCGCCATAATTGCGCCAGTGATAGCACTCCAAATAGCCGTTGCGACACTTACAATACCTTCCCAAATGGCTGTCGCTGTTTGAGCGATATTATTCCAAGTATCAATTAAGAAACTTGAAATAGAAGTCCATGCGCTAGATAGGAATTCTGTAAAACCTTGCCAAATGGCCTTTCCTGTCTCTGTCTGAGTAAAGAACCAGGTTAATGCAGCTACTACAGCAGTAACCCCTACAATCAAGGCTGTAAATGGATTCGCGGAAACAATCGCGTTAAATACAACCATTGCACCTTTAGCAGCAGTTAACCCTGCTTTGAAATTATCAATTGCGCTCTTAACAGTGTCTACAACTTTTAAAGCAACAAAGCCTGCTGTTAATCCTGCTAACACTGATGTTACAGCATCAACTGCTGCAGGGGTTTGGTTAATCCAATCTACAAACTGCTTAATCCAGTCAGTTACTGTGCTAATAGCCCCAGTAATGCCTTCAAATGCTGTCCCTAACTCTCCTACATCTCCACTTATTCCAAGAATGCCTTTTAATTTGTCTATAAAGCCTCCAAACAAGTCACCAATACCACCGACTGCACCTTTAATATTTTGGAATGCTGTAGATAGGTTATTGATAATCGTTTGTGTAGTAGATTCACCGAAGATAGCTGTTAATCCTTCTTTGATGGCGAATCCTAGCACTTCAGGAATGGCTTTAACCGCATTTTTAAGCATTGGTATGAAGTTGCCAAATACAAATGTTTTTACCGTTTCTTTTAACGCTTCGAGCGATGGTGTTAAATCCTCTCCAAGGGCTATATTCCCAAGTACGTTTTGTGCTGCGGCTTTCATGGATGCAAATGATCCAGAGAAAGTTGTTGAAGCTTCCTTAGCTGTCGTTCCTGTGATATCTAGCTTGCCCTGTATTGCATGGATAGCTTGATATACATCAGATAAGTTGTTGATGTCATACTTAACTCCAGTTAACTTCTGAGCATCGGTAAGAAGCCGTTGCATTTCTTCCTTAGTACCACCGTAACCGAGCTTTAGGTTATCTAACATCGTATAGTTTTGCTTAGCAAATCCTTGATATGCGAATTGGATGCTTTCCATCGATGTACCCATCTTGTTAGCATTATCTGACATATCAATCATTGCCATGTTTGCTATTTCTGCAGCCTTACCAGTATCTCCACCAAGAGATTGTAGTAGACTTGCACTAAATCCTGTTACAGATTCCATATACGCGTTAGCAGACAAACCGGATGTTCTATACGCTTCTTTAGCGTATCCTTTAACGATATCGGCACTGCCTTTGAATAGCGTCTCAATCCCACCAAGAGACTGTTGAAGTGCTGCACCCTCGTTTAATGAAGAAGATAAGGTGTCCTTAATAACTTTCCCTATCCCGATTGCTGCAATCATCTTAGTGACTGTACCAGCAAAACTTTTCATAAAACCTTGTCCAGCTTTATCTCCGGCACCGACTACTTCGGTTCCCATAGCCTTCTCAATCATGCCTTTGATTCCGTCAGCCGATGGGATTATCTGAACATAAGCAGTACCTAATTCTGTTGCCATTAAGTTTCCTCCTTCCCTAATAATCTATTTCTTTCTTTTAAGAACTCCTCGCCCGAACTAAATGTCTGAGTATCTGACTCTGATTTGCGCTCATCTATACCTAGTAATTTTTCTAAAATCGATTGAGGCATATTAGTGCCTTTTGAACCATCTTTCGTCTTCTGCCATGCTAGTATGCTTAATCTATCCACGGCACAAGCTAGTAACGACTCTTCTAACGTGATTCTATTTCCAGACATGATCATCTTAATTCTTGAGTTTGGTCTTAAACCTAAAGAAAAAACGGCCACCGTTAAAACTGGTAGCCGTCGATAGTCATAGATATGATAAGTTTCTGCTAAATCGCAAATTAAAGCATCTTCATCAGTCACAATCATTCTTGCAAGGGCCATTATTTTTTTAAGGCTTTAGCCTGTGTGAAAATCTCAGTAATTTCATCATTCATTTTCTGAATAGATACACATCCATTTTCATCTCGTACATGATCTTTTAATGCAGCCGCTGCATCAGGGCCTAGAACTTTTCGAACGACCTTAGAAATTAGAAGAGGATTTTCTTCTAATTCTACAAGTAGTTCTAATAGCTCATAGTCATCGTTAATTGTGCTTTCATTGATTTGGAATTTAAATCCGGAAGATGTTTTCCCTTTAATCATAATTAACCTACTTTCTTAATATATTCGTAATGAGTGGCTCCGTCGCCATCTGGGAACGCTGATAAAGTAGTTTCATAACCGATGTTTTCTCCACTAGCATACTTAACGTCCCCTACTTCTGATACTTTAGCAAGTGGAAGTACCATGCGTTTAATAATTCCTGATTTTAGAACCATATCCACTACAAATGATTTTTCTTCGTAATCTTCAGCTTTAGCTTTAACAGTGATTCCTGTTTCTAAAGTTCCAGTTACGTTCTTTTCACCGTAAATTAATTTCAATACGTGTAAGTTTAATGCTTCAATTAAAGTGAACTTAAATTTGTCCTCTTTTTCTTTCAACGTTGTATTTACGATTGAACCGCCCCATTCCTTAGTGTTCTCAGACGATGCACTGTTAGCATTTTCTAAACCGTCTTCAGATACGAAACCTAAGTTTTGGAATGCAGCATCTAACGATGTTTCTGCGTCAGTAGGTAAATCTGTACCTTTTGGTGCCATGTAAATAGCTCCACCAATCTTAGGCTTAGCTGCGGTTACGTTACTCGCGTTGTTTTTATCTGCCATATTTTTCCCTCATTTCTAATAATGTCTGATATCAAACACTGCTTGATATCTATATTTTTTTGATTCTGTATCTGTATAGTTGTAATCGCTATTTAAACTAACATCAGATACGTCGTTTAATTCGACTAACTGTTCAACTACTTCTTTTACATTTTCGTTCAACAAAGAAGCCTCGTACATCGACTTTCCATAAGATTGGAAAGCAAATGTAGAGGCTGATAATTTATTTCGCTTAGAGCTACCTGTTTTTTGAATTAATACAAATTTATCTGGCATCTTAGGTGCAACCTCGAATACAACTGGGCATTCCAACTTGCTCATCATGAATTTTCTAATTTCAATCTCTATCAACCTCTCACCGCCTTCAATAATGTATTGTGTTTCTTATTATCCTTTTTAGCTTTAGCTGTAGCAGCTTTAACTCGTCCTGTAGCACGTTTCTGACCGATTTGAGTATCTGCCTCATATCCAGTTCCTGCTCGACTAGCAATCTCGTTAGCTCTTTCGCTAATCATTTTCTGAACAGGTTCAGATTTTAAAAATTCACCAACACCTTTTGTGTTTAATTTGAATTTAAATGAACTACTCATATCTTTCCACCGTCACTTTCTTGTGCCAGTCTGTTGGTACCATAGACTCAATTCCTTCTACAACTGGTCCGAATGTTCGAAATGTTTCCCCAAAGAATTTAACTTCCCTATCTTTCCAAATGTGAGTATCGCCTTTAGGAATACCGAGTGTGTACACTGCTTTTTTTCCATACAGTTGAACCTGGTTAATAACGTCAGTGGCTTCAGCAGGAGATACTAAAACATTCTCTACTTGAATTTCAACATCATCGTATGTTGCAGCACCCATTTCATCCTCACCAGTTTTAACACGATCTACTAATGTGACAG